ATTGACCAATATATTTTTGCTAAAACTCTTTCAGCATCTTCGGTCATAAAATTCAATGCACTAGCATCCATCTTTGTTACAAGTGTTTCACCTGAACCATCACTTATATTAGTAAACTTCATAACAGTTTTTGTGCCAACTGTATCTACTATTGTTTGACTTGTTACAACATCTGCCATTAATTATTTCTCCTAAATTCTGTTACTAACAGATAACTCTTTACAAGAGCATCTGTTGTTATTGTCATCTTCTTATCATCACCAAACTTTAGTTGACCAGGTCTTAAACCATATTTACCAGTCAACAATAATCCACCTAGTGGCCCATCAGTTTCTTCACTATCAGCACTAAACAATAATTTTCCATTCTTACCTGGAAACTTATTTATGATCTGATAATGACACTCAATCATACTCACTTTAGATTGATTAGTACCACCACTTAACTTTTCAGCGTCAACGATTACTTGGTCTATTTCACCCCCTACACCCTCAGATTTTACTATGTATTTAGAGGTTGTATCCACAATCGTTGTATTCTTAATTGTCATAAGAATTACGCTGTGAAGTTTTCGTCTTTTCTTAATTCGATAAGCACACTACCAGAAGTTCCAAAAGCACTTAACTCTAGGTCTCCTGAAGTTGCACCAGTATTTGTTGCGTTATTCGTAATCTTACCAGCAGTACCATCATAGTGACCTGTACCTGCAAGTTGAATTGCGATAGTATCTGATGAAGCACCTTTAAATTGTATCTGTACATGACCTGTATTGTCATCAGCAGTACCTTGTACTAAAGACCACCATATTCTAGTGATATCTAATTTTGCCCCATTAGCATGTCCTGATAAACCACTTGCGTCTAATATGTTTGAATTAGCAGTAGTGTTATCATCCATATTTACTAGAACAGTAACTTTACCACCTGACGCACCACCAGAAGCTTCTACTACCGTATCTCTTAGCGTTCTTGTTGCAATTGCCATTTTTTATTTCCTTTACTTTATACTTTCGTTATCAAAATAATCTTCAATACTATTCACACTAACATTGTGTTTACTTGCAACCTGTTTGATAATACCATCAATTTTTCCTACAATTGGATCAGGTGCTTTGTTTATCATAGAATAAACATCACGAATAGCGTTTCTCATTTTGAGCGATAGTTTTTTATATTCTATCGTTCCTTCAGGTCCACTATACCTGCGTTCATTTACTTCTCTACTAAGCTTGTGAAACGACAGGTTCATTTTCTTGTTCCATCTCTTGTTCACCTTCTTGTTCAGCAGGTGATTCACCATCTAATGAAGAATTATCTGCTATATCTTCTTGTTCTAAAGCAGAATTTAACCAATCATTCGCAACGGTTTTTCTCTTATCATCTAATGCCTGACCAATCTTATCAGTTAGAGCACTTTTAAAAGAGTCTTGAGCAGCAATATTATCACCATCAACCAATGAATCAACCATGTTATTTACATGATTAACTTCAGGTGTTTCGGGTTCAACTGCCTCAACATTATCGTTCTTTATGTTTTCATCTTCAATCATTATCATCTCCTATATTTATATCTGGTTCTTCACCGTCTGTTTCCATATTCTCACCTTGTGGTGCAGCGATAATACCAGTTTTGATTTCATCAGCAATCTGTCTGTCAATTTCCATAATATCCTCATCAGATTGTCTTAGAATATTCTTACGAATATACTCAACTGAATAATATTTTCCTACATAAGGTCCTATTTGATCAGCAAGATTTATTCTTTCTCTTAAAATTTCTGCATTTTTAAGTTCAGCAAAATAACCATCTTTTAAGAAAGAATATTGTATATGTTCTTTTATATTAATCCAATCTTCGATTGTCATTACACCTTTTAAAACTAACTGTGTTTTAAGTATGTCGTTAAACATTTGTGTAAATCTTTTTCTGAGTCTAGCAACAAACTTAGTAAACTTTAATTCATCTCTACTAATTTCTGCAGCACGACCTAGATTAAATCCATTTGAAGAATCTAATCTTGAAATAGGTACATTCAAAGCTTGATATAATTTCTTTTGAAAATACTCTACGTCTGATATCTCACCAAGATTTTGTCCACCTGATAGTGTAGAAACTTCGGTACCTTTTGCACCTTCTCTACGAGGTAACCAAAAGTCTTCAAGCATAGACATATGTTTTCTATCATCTCGTATCTCACCTGTTGCGGCATCATAGACAAGTTTATTTCTATATCTTGCCATAACATCTCTTAGATAAGATTCTGCTTTTACTTTAGGTAAGTTACCTACATCAACATAAAATATTCTTCTTTCGGGTGCTCTTACTATTCTGTAAATAACAACAGCATCCTCAATCATTCTCAATTGATTGACAGGTTTAATTGCCTTATGTAAATGCCCCATGACCATATTTCTAGTTTGATCTATGATACCAGATGTTATAAAACATATTGAGTCAGCAGAAATTTTTAAACCTGCATTTGAAGTTGCAGCTGACATTCCTTTTTCATTATAGACAAACCATTCGTTTGTTGCTTCTATAATCTCAATACCTTTAGCGCCTTTAGTATCTCTTTTCTTTTTGACTTCACGAACTTTTTTAATTTTTCGTGGATCAATATATCGTAATTCTGTAAGTCCTTTTCTTGGACTATTAGGGTCTATAACTTTATGAAAGTATATACGACCGTCTATGTAAAATCTTTTAAATATATCGTGACCTTTTTCGTCAAAGTTTAATAATTTTAAAACTTCGTCAAACTCATCACGAATTTTTGATTTGATGTTTTCTGATATTGCTAATTTGTCTAACGACAATGATACCGAAGTATCTCTTTCATCCGAAACAATAACTTCATTGATGATATCTTCAATTGCCATATCACACTCTGGGTGTTGTGCGACTTCTCTATATCTCTTAATTAAATCTACGTCATTCTTGGCAGTAACTTCCATATCCAAGTATTGGCCAAAGTAACCGCCAGCAGATATAGTAGTTGTACCGTCATCGGGAGTAGCAACCGTGAAGGCCTGTTTGGCCTCCGCCGGTTTCTCCCTATCATCATTTGCTCTTGTTATTTGGAACCCAAGTAATTGTACCATATTATATTTTCCTTATAACTTGTTTATTATTATGTAGTAGTATCTGTTTCAAAGTATTGATACAAGAAAGATACACCAAAAGTTTCAATAGCATTGTTTGAGTCGTAAGACAATGCGATATCATCTAGTGCTGTAGGAAATGCACCTCTTAAAGTATAAGATTTAAGAGTAGCACCGTTTCTGTCTAAATGATCAATAAACACATCAACTTGATAATCAACAGGATTTGTTAACCCTTCGTTATCTGTCATGTTGTTTATACCATTCATCCATCTTTCCATTGCTCTGTATATTTTAAAATCAGTATCGTTTAACACGGTAATAGAGAACGGATTAAACGTTCTATCACCTGCAATCTGTAATACACGACCTCTAAATGGAACAGAAATATTCGCAATATTTTGTCCCGGTATAGAAGTTGAAGTACATAAGAAAGCTAAGTCGGATGTTTCTCCACCAACTGCTGCATAACCAGGAAAAGGCATTGTTACCTTAAACTGATTGGCTCTTGCACCGCCGCCTGCTAGTCGAGATTTAAAATCATTAATATTTGGCATTTTATTTCTCCCCTATTATGCGCCTACAACTTCACTAAATGCTACGCCTGTACGTGTAGCAACGAAGTTGAGTTGGATGAAGTTAATAGAACGTGCTGGTTTGATAAAAATATCAGCCCTGAACTCGCTTCTATCGATTACATCTGCTGTGTTATTTGAGTCATCACAGATTACTGAAAATTCTGTGATACCTCTACGACCTTGTATATCTCTAAGAAAAGGTTCTACTATGTTTCTAAATTGTGCTCTTGTAAATTCATCATTGAACTCAAAAAGTTGAAATTTAGCAGCTGTAGAAATTGCTTTCTCTAAAACGATAAACAATCTTCGTACATTGATTCTATCAAAGGCACTTGGTTTTGCCTGTGCTGTCTTATCTCCGAACAATACAGTTCCTTGTCCAGGGAAAGTAACAACAGGATTTACCCTTGCTTTATATAATTCATCTCTTTGCGCTTGATTTGGATTAAAAGCAAGTTTTACTGCACCTCTAATTTGTCCACGATTATATCCTGCAGGTGAGAAGAACGGATCAGCAATATTGTCTGTTCTTGCACATAGTCCTGCGATATCACCATTAAGTGGAACAAATCTATAAACATCATTGTACTTATCATACATTTGTTTATAACCACTATCAATGACAGCATAACTTGTTGATGGTAAACCATCAGCAAATCCTACTACATTTTGTGTTTGTGTAACAGCGTTTGCAACATCAACAACATCTGCTCTTGCGGGTGAAATAAATGCTACACAATCTTTTCTGTCATTTGCAATATCCATAACAGCAGTTGCTTTTGTGTCGCCAGTGGCGTCAGCAGTTGTCTGTGAAGGACCACAAAGTAGTAAAGATATGTCTACGTTTTCTGTGTCATTAAATTTTTCATATGCAGTTGCGATCTCAGCATTAGTAGCAGCAAAATCATCTGTACCTAATTGGTCAGTCGCCGCACCAAGTGAATAAGTTTTTACAACAAAAGCATCTCCTTGAGCGTTATCGAAAGTTTGACCTTTTTTTGCTGAACCAGAATTTGCAAGTGTACTTTCATGATCCATAACATACACAAACTTTGAAGTATTGTATATTACATCAGCAAAAAAGTTACTTGAACCAGTTGATGTTTTAGCATCAGAAGCCTGTGAAACACCTTCGAATGTTTCTAAGATTTCTCCTGCAGTTCCTGTGATGCCACCATCTTCGTCAATAACGACAATGTGCATTTCATCTAGTGAACCGCCAGCAGCTAATACATCATCAGATGTTGTTGGTGGTTGAGAAAAGTTAAAGTAAAATTCCCAATGTCTTAGTATTTTTGCGTTATCAACAACAGCGTGTCTTAATCCGCCTGTTTCTGTTTTACCAGTTGCAGGATTAAATCTTGCGATTGTCAATACATGAGTTGATATTCCTGTTATCTTGTAGAAAAATCCTGAAGGTGATCCGTCAGTTGAAGGTACATTACTTGCATCTCCAAATTCTAGTATGTCACCAACTTGCATTAAACTACCATCATCAACAGTAATTGTTGTATCTCCGATAGCAGCAGAAGCATCAGCAACTAGATTGCCACTCATTGAATGAGGTCCAAAAGCAGTAGAGTTTGAACACACAGAAATTTTAAGTGAATTTCCTAATGTGCCTGCTTCTCTAGCAGCGTAAGCACCAACATTCGCAGCAAAACTAGCAGCCGAACTGAAATTATCTAGATAATCAGTTGTATTCTTGATCAAGATAGCAGTACCAGAAGTACAAGCATTTACCATGCCTGTAATTGGTCTCACTACCTTCAGATTGTTACCGTATCCTAAAAAGTTTGCAGCAGTAAAAAATTCTTCAAAGTTAGATGAAGTTGGTTTACCAAAGATTTCGACCAATTCATTTTCAGAAGTTATTTGAGTAACTTCGTCCATTGGTCCTTTCTCTGCTGTTATTACTATGCCACCTGATGTTGTTGCTACAGCAGGAATGACATTTGTAAGATCCTTTTCAGACACGAGAACACCTGGTGATACTTGAAAAGCCATATTTAGTTCTCCTTAATATTAAGTTTATTAGTATTAGTTATAACCCTTTGTGTATATTTATAGTATGCCAAAACTACACTACTGCCCTTTACGATATGTTACAGGTTGCCATAACTCACCTGCGTCATCAAAAAATGAATTATTACGCCCCTCTGGATCGTCTAATCCATTATCAATAAATCCAAAAGGTGCCATATCTGCCTCTATTGCATTTTTTTGATCACTAAACATTTGTCCTCTTACATCTACATCGGTTAGTTCTTTGAAATATCTTTGATTTGCCAACCAAGCAAATATAACTAAACACATAACAAGATCATCTGTAGCACCTGCTTCTGCTTCAAAAGATTTTCCTTTTGATATAAAAGTTGATAGTTCAGCAATAACATCAAAATCATTGATGATTAGTTTATCACCCTCTATCAAACTTTTCATGTTTGAAGTGCCAATTCTTTTTGTACCCTTAGTCATTCTTAAACCTAGTTGATTACCACGACCACTAAAACCTCCACCTAATACTTGACCAGAACGACCTCTTTGTGTAACCATCATCATGTTGTCATATTCTATTTCAAATTGTAAGTTGTCTGCTACTTGTTGTCCTAAATCATTTATCTCTACTAATACAAATGCTGAATTATAATGTTTAGCAACTTTCTCTATAATACTTGGAAACAATAAAGGTTTAATATCATTGTTACGATATTTTGCAACTAACTTGTATGGTGTTTGTGTAGCGTCTATAACACAAAATGCTGAATAGTCATTTGATAATCCTCTTGACACATCAACGGTCATTGTATAAGTATGATCTTTCTTTGGCATTTCATAGACATCAAGACCCATAGGACTTCTTTTAGGATCTATAACTGCCATTGTTTTAATTTTACTTGGATTAATAAGTGTATCTACACTACCTAAAAACTCACATTCAAATTCTGTTTGAAACTGCTCTAAACTTGTATTTCGTATTGTCTGTTCTTTCCATGCTTCATCACGACCAGGTACTTCACTCCAATGTACTTCGGTAGGTACATAATCATTCTTTTTGTTTGTCGCATCCATCCACATCTTATAAAACATATTCATACCATGTGGTGTAGAAACGATCATCACCTTAGATGATTGACCAGAAGATATTGTAGGATAAACTGAACTAAAAAATTCTTCAGCAATATTGTTGGGTACATAG